ATTAGCTGGTACTGTGTATACACACTGTTGTGTCTGACCGTAAGTAGCAGGGATATAAGCAACAGTCTTAGCATTTACTGTTACACTAATGTTACCCTTGTTTTCATCATTGCCTGAACCAGCAGTCACAACCTTAGCACGGTGTACACGGAAGAACGACTTAGTGCCTGTCTGACCAATAGTAATGGTCTCACTAATTTTATTATAGTTAGCGTCTAACCCATCTACCTTAACAGTACCACCATTGTCCTGTCCTGTGTTAGAACTAGACACTGCTGCTGTCGTAGCTGCTGTAGGGAAGCTGTAAGCCCCACCTACAGTAATATCGTAGTAGTTGTTGTTACCGCCTACGTTAGAACGATAACCAAACTTGTTAATGTAACTGTGTCCAGAGACTTCACCTTGTGCAATCGACAGGGGGCTGTCTTTAAACGACTGTTTAGACCAAGTGCTCATTCTTTAGTAACCTTCTTAGGAGGTAACTCTGCGTTAGCTAGTAGGGCGTTTACAATGTCGTCTTGATCACTGAGGTCGATGTTAGCACCGTTTAGATTCCGTAGGTAAGACCCTAGTTCACGTAGGTCGTGTGGGGCTACATCTCCTGCACAAATCTTAGGCATTAGGTCGAAGTCAAGACCATTCATGTGCCACAGGGGTTCTACCAACTGCTTGTTAATTACATCAAAGATAGAGTTAATGTAAGACTCCATTGATCTAAGGAATAAGTCAGTCTTACTCTTAGACAGCGCATAAGAACCATTGGCCCCTGCACCCAACATCAGAAATTCAGCCATAACGCTACGAGCAATATCATGCTGATAACGACCGACAATGGGGTTAATATCAATGTTTCGAGAGCCATTTGATGCGATAAGTTCGATGTCCACGATACGTTGATTAGTAGGCTTCCCATCAGCATCACGATAGACATCAGAAGGAAGAAGCGCATAACCTTGTTCATTAAACTTAAGATCGCGTAGAATCTTCTCCATCTGTGATCGTACAGATGCTTGATCAGCTGTAGCATCAGGGCTAAGGTACTCTGCAGCAATACGACCAACTGGGACACCATGTAACTCACGCTCTACTGCTATTGCTTCGATGTTCTGCAGGTTCTTGAGATACTGGTAAGAAGTGTATGCATTCCGTAGGATAGAGCGTCCAGATGGGTCGTTGTTCGTGTTCGTCGTCTTGTAGTGTAGTATCTTGTTAGACGGGATGAAAAGAGACTTAGAGCCGTAGCTCTGTTCCTGACGGATGCCCAGCACGTCTCCTGTTGTCTTATCCACATCAAATCGCTCAATCGTCCACTGTGCGCGAGACGCAAGTTTGCGTACACCAATTCGTCCGTCTGAGTACTTTGAGTAGTTAGAGGCTTGTCTTTGTTGCGGTCCACGACGACGCTTGTAGACAACCTCGAAGATAGAGAAACCAAATGTTAAGTGAGACAACGCTTCAGAGATATGGTCATCTAAAGTATGTTCCATATCTTCTAGGATACTCTTAACGAAGTCTGCTTCCTTCTGTGCTTTGAGCTTATCATTAGCAGGTTCTACATAGTAGTCAACATCACGTAGTACCTGTTCCGTAGCGTACATAATAGCACCAATCGTACTATCGTTGTCACGCATCTCGCGGAACTTGCGTATTGCTCGTTTGCCTTTAAGGTCGGGCAGAAATTCGTCAGCACGAATTGTACCATCTTTGGTATTAGTACCACCTTGGCCTAACTGTACCTTTCCTAACTCTTCGCTAAGTTTCTTCATTGTTGTTTAACCTAGATAAATTTGATTGAGACCCTTAGAGTCGGCGTAAGATAGACGAAGAGTAGGGTTAGTTACACCGTTCAGCATTAAGTCTGTTAAGGCCCAGACACAAGCATCTAGTCTGTCTGGTGAACCTAGAGAACCAAGAGGTTCCCAAGTTCTCATTTGCGTTTCAAGCTCGTCAAGGCCCGTTGCATGTTTGACACGGCCTCTTTCATAGAGTGCAGATATAGGTTCAGCCCTAGCCATTTTTCCTCTAGAAGCATGTACAAGGCGTATAGGAACTGTCTCGTCTTCTGCTTCAAGGGTTCTACGAACCATTTCACCGCCTTGATTGCGTTCGGCAACAATACGATCCGCACTGTACGATTGGTAGAGCGAGATAGCTTTCGCTGCCCATTCAGCAGGGCTGTACCGATCTGTGGCATCTTCAAGGACATACCCTACTCCATTGACATCTATACCAGCAACTATAATGCCTGTCATATCAGACTCAGTATTAGCTGACACAGCAGGGTCTATAGAGACAACAATTCTGTTTAACTCAGGTACGTCCTTCTTTTCAACTAGACAACCATCTAGCATTTCTGTCGTCCACAAAGCTCCGTCTGCTTCCTCTAGGACTTCAGCATAAAGTTCTTGTCTACCTAACCTAGTGCCTTCATATTCCTTACGTACCGTGTCAAGGAAAGGCTTAGCTAAGTTAGCTTGGTTATCAAAAGTCGATCCTCGTGTGACATGACTGTCAGGAGACTTAATCAAACCCCTCATTAACTTAGTAGGTTTAGGTGTCGTCGTTACCATGACACGAGGCTTACGCCCTAGACGTAAAGTAAACTGCAGCATATCCCATACGTCTTGTTGGTTACGCCAAGCAGCTACCTCATCTGCCCACGCAGCATGAAACTGAGGTCCACGTAAACGTTCTGGGTCCTCAGCAGAATAGAACTCTACTTTAGCCCCATTCTCCCAAGTCAAGGTTCTGTTCGTAGGAGACCAAAGAGGATAGCCTAACTTACCACCTCTGTAAGTCGTGTCACCCTTCCAGCAGGTATTAAGGAAACCACTTTCCCCCTCTACCATAACTCGTCTGATATCTGAGTTAGTAGGGGCTACAGCAGCTATACGCCTCTTACCACACTTAATCTGGTGTCTTACCCACTCAACACCAGCTCTCGTCTTACCCCAACCTCGACCAGCTAAAGCAACCCAAACAGTCCAATCACCTTCAGGCTCTAACTGTTCAGGTCTAGCCCAAAAGGGCCAAGTGTACCTTAGTTCTTCAGCCTTAGCTGGACCTAAAGCCTTCATTACCTTTTCGTACTGCTCCTCTGACAACTGTCTTAAGTCATCAGCATGTACTTTTATATCAGGTATCTCTAGCTTTGTGTGCATCTAAAGGTACTACGTTGTCTTCACCCTTGTCTTGCAGACCCCTGCCTAGCAATCTCGCTAATTCATCTGTGGCACTGTTGTCTTCATCTTCGGGTGTTAATGAAGTATTGACATTCTCTGTTGACTGAGGAGACCAACCACCCTGTGATCTTAGGTAGAACTCAGCAGCCTTTACGTCACCATCCAAAGCCTTCTGGATCATGACGTTACCTATTCTCTCAATGACATCAGCCTTAGCTTGAGCTATATCTGAACCATAGTGTTTATACAGAGTACTCGTTGACTTAGGCGCATCTGAGTAAGTAGCAACCAAGTGATTCAACAAATCACGTATAGAGACACCTGCAGACACCTTAGCATAGATGTCCTTAGCAATCTTAGGGTTCTTTTTGTGTATAGCTGTAGGCATTTGATTAGGTTGAGGACAATCAGCGTCCCACGTCTTACATATTGTATCTAAACTGACAATGTGTGTTAAGGTTCGGACGGTTTTGTCCTCATATTGGTATTATAACACAAAACGAATCACTTTGTCAAGCAAAATATTCAGGTATTTGCATATAATTGACATAAATCTGTCTTTATACTATTGTATATACAATTGTTCTCTGTTTTCTTTTGTTTTTATATTTCACTTATGTCTTTATTTGTTCAATTGTATATATACAATAGTATAGCAGTTCTAGTGATTCGTGTCAACTGTTTTAGTCTCGTGTCAACAATTCTTTTGGTTAGTGCTGCTGTATTGCACCTCACTATTTTTTTTGTTTAGGAAATGGGGGTGGTAACGCTCGGCTATAAGCCCTATCCGTAGGAATATGAGGGTCCCACCCCATCGGATATAAACCAATTGAAATAAACACTTGACAAGGCGCGAGGGCTGGCAACCACACAAGAGAATCAATTCGGGCATTGATCGAAGGCCCAAGACAAGAGGACAAGACTCCATTGCGCCCCTAATCAATTGAAGGGACACAATAAACTAGATTGAACGGGCAAGGCCATATAAGGCCCTTGTGATAGGGCAAACGGTTTCGCCTAGTGGGTCATGAACACAACGGGCTTTTCACCTTCCCAACAGGCCGCACAAGCCCCACAAGACTCCGCTTTCCCCGTTTGTTCTGGACATACAAAGGCCCTCTTGTCACGCAATAGGGCTTG